CTGTGGCGCTAGATGTAACTGAATCGGAAGGTTGAGTCATTTATTCTATTAATGATTTACTCATTTATATAGTATAACTAAATATCCAGAAAGTCTAGTTGTGGAACTACAGGTTTAATTGTATTAGTTAAATTCACTTCGGTTGGTTTGGTTGCTGTAGTATTAGTATCCTTTAGATTATCTAGTGCTACAGTTAACTCATCAATTAGTCGTTTCTGCCTACGAATAATTTTTCCCTGAGACTCTAGATCAAGACGAACTTCTGCAATTGCCCTATTGTGATTACCCACTTCCTCTTGAAAATCAGCAAGGCTGTCTGCTTGCTTAGCAATAGTTAGGCGCATACCTTCTAAATCTTCCGTTAATGTAACTTTAGGGCTAGATATTTTTACTAGAGCTTGGGAGTAACAGTGTGTGCTATGACCAGAATCATAATATGTATAATGTAAATTTCCATGAAGGGTGTAGCCATTACGAATGTCATCAATAATATTTCGCTCAAATGCAATTCTAATATTATCATCAGTATAAGCACCATAATAACACCATTGGAGCTTATATTGTTTAATTATCGGGTCAGATATAAACCCTGAATATTTAATTACTGCTTGAGAATATGTCTGATATTTCGCACTTGTTCCATCTTTTATAGTAGTCCCATGTAGGGTATAACCTTTCTGTAAATGATCATTTACAGTATCGTCAAAGCCTTCCATTATTTTTACAATCTCGTCATTACCATCACCCTTTAATCTACAAGTAAGAATCTTAAAGTCAACAATTGTTGTCATTGTGCGTTTAAATAGCCTATATATTTATTCAATTTTTACTAAACATTCACCAAAAATTGAACTTGAGAGGCCTAAAAACTTTAGCATGAACACCTACCTCGAATCCGCCTGGGCCGAAAATCACCAGGTCCCCGAAAAAGGTGTAGCCTCCTGTCCCACATGCGAATCCAAGTTTGAAGATTGGGAGCATCTGGATGTAAGCACCTGTCTCGGGTGCGGCACGGTAATTAGCCGTTGCCTAGATTTAACTGCAGAATACCGGTATTTTAGCCAAGATGACAGAGGTGGTGGTGACCCCTGTCGTGTTGGAGCCCCACAAGATAACAGATTCCCTGAATCTAGTCTCGGCACTGTCATTCTCCCTACGCAATCCGGTGGCTCAGCCAATACCCGCTGGTCTATGAACAAAATCCGTCGCTATCACACCTGGAATATGCTCCCATACAAGGAGCGTAATCTCCTACACGTCTTTGAGACCCTACAAATCACAGCATCCAATCAGGGCCTAGATACAGGTATTCTTGATCTCGCCAAGGAATACTACGTGGCTCTCACTGCGAACTGCCAGAAACGCGGCCTCTCTCGCTCAGCAATTCTAGCAAGCTGCGTATTCTCAGCACTCAAGCAAGTTGGTCAACCCAGGAAACCCAAGGATGTCGCAGATATGTTCAATATTAAGACAAGTGATTTCACCAAATCATTTAAATATGTGCAGGAAGTCCTTGCATTAGCACATCAGAAGGGTCAGCTCAAGGGTTTCTCCGGCTCCCCATCAGCAATACAATCAACGCGCGCATCACATTACATTGCACATCCTCTAAGCAAGCTTCCTCTAAAGAGATCCGAGTTCGCAATTGTGCTTATGTTGGCAACTAAGATTGCAGATATTTCAGAGGATAAGTCGCTCTGTGCAGAGCATATGCCACCATCCCTTGCCGCGGCTGCTCTAGCAGAGGCGGTAAGGCTGAAAGGCTATAAGGATATTTCCATGGAATCCATTGCAGGCCTGTGCAATGTATCAGCGGGAACATTGCTAAAATGCTGGAAGCGCATTGATGAATCAAGAGAAAGCTGGACTAAGGAATGCGGTATTGTTCAGGCAGAAACTATTGCCTCAAAGTAGTATGGGAGGAAAGGGGTCTAAATTACCCGGATTTAGTTCTGGAATAACAGGAGAAGAATTAGATAAAAATTCAAGGGAAATTCGTGAACTGTCAGATGCATTATTTCAGTTTATGTATTCTAACTCTAATGAAAAAGATATGTTAGATATAGCTAATAATCCAGAAAAATATGTTATTGCGGTTTCAGATCTTATCACTACACAGTTTGCTGTATTGGGATATAAGACACGAAGTGGACAAATGGGTGAAATATATTTCAGAAAGTTTAATGAATTAGAGCCCCCCCTTCCTTCTGAACGAGATATTGAAGTTGCTGATGCCAAAAATCAAAAATATTTAACGGAAATGAGAAATGCAGGAGAATCTAGGCGGTATAAAAAAGAAATAGAAGAAAGAAGCAGGACACGGCGTCGTCGTCAGAAGGGATATGCAAGGCATAAAGAAAATTCTGAAATTATTGCATTTTATTTTGTTCGTCTATTTCAAATTCTAGGTGCATTATTATTAGTAGTAAAGGATATAAATATTCCAGAGTATGATGAAACGACTGGGGAAATTCTATCATCTAGAAGAGATAAGTATGATACTTCTTATAGAGACTATGCTAAACAAGCATATCCAGAGCATTACACGCTGTCATCATTCAAAGGAACCAATATACCAATAAATCGTGCTCGCCTTGAAATGTTAGAAGCTCGTGAGCGCGAGCGTGAGCGCGCAGAGAAGGAAGCCAAGGCAAAGGCGGCTGCAGGACCTTCCGAAAATCCACAGGATGGTGGAGGAAATTTCAGAACAGATAAACCTCTAGGTCCATTTGAATTCTTACGTTATTATATGAGAATACCGAATAGCAGTGATACTGAGTTATATGCAAAGAATCGTGTAAATACGCGTCTTGAACCAGAAAAGACATTTTTATTTGATAAGGCTAAATTATTAGTATTTAGATTCACCCCTCCTCAAAATCCATCTGGGATTGATGCATCTTCTGCAAACGGAGGTATTCAAGAACTAGGAATACCTGGAACCGATTCTACTAATGAACAATACGAGGTAAAATTCATTAAAATACAAGTAAAATCAATTATGTTTGAAACCGAACAGGATTCTGCTGCAAGTAAATTACAAGAATACTCCACACCTAGTTCAAGAAAGACTGGAAGAAAAGAAGAAATATATCCTTCTAGAATAAAACTATATTTTCCAGAAATAACAGGAGGCAATAATACACTGACATTACAGCGAGCACAATTTAATACATCATCTTCAACGAGTAATGGTCTTGAATATATAGTATCATCAACCGAGCCTGATAATCTTCTTGAAGTCTTAAAATCAGATGGCTTAAATCCTAAGAGTAATTTTGCAGAATTATTAGAAAAAATTACACAGATATATCTAAGAAAAAAGTATAGTAATATAACTTTTTTAAAATTTAAAAGTAACGAGGGCATCAGTGAAGAAGATGATAAAAGAGTACCTGAGGGATTTCTACATAAACTTCCAAGTGTAAAAAATAAGTCAATAAATGACGTATTAACAGTATTAAATAGTTCTTCTCAAGTATATCAGCCCCATTGCATATCAAGAGCCTTACAATTGTTAGATCCTGCATCGATCAATAATTTTACAACTGGTACTGCGATATCTAATATTTGTAAATACAGTATCGGAAAAAAGAAAGAATTAACAAAACTTTCAGAACATACAGGTATACGCTCACTTGGACAATTATATGGAAAAATTAATCCTGCGGACTATGAGAAATCAATGGATGTCTTGAAAGCATTTGTTCAAAAGGATTCTCAAGGAGACCCAATGAGCGTTAGTGGAGTTTCTAATACTCCTGGTGAATCTGAATCGCTATTAAATGCAATTACCCGTTTAACAAAAGCGTTTAATATAACATATAATAAGGAAACACATAAGAGTTTTACTGATATAGCCCTTGATAGATCAAAGGAGTGTGGTACTAAAAGAGATGCAATAGAACTTCAACGAGGTAATGCGGTATTTAATGAAATGAAAGCATATTCTCAAAAATTATTAGAAACCCATTTTAATAAGATAGTTGAAATTTCAACATTCTTAAAGAAAATATTTAATATAAGCCGTAACCCTGATGGATCGCCGAAGGTAGAAGGTCCCAAGATGGAACTATTACTTGCTGGATTTGGAACTCTTGATACTTTAACAAATCAAGCTCGCGAACTTTTACTAAATTATTACAGCGGGTGTGAAGAAATTTATCAGAGTGGTGTAAAGGCTTGGGAGGCTGAAGAAATAAAAAAGAGAGGTGTCGCTGCTGCCGCTGCTGGTCCTGGCGCTGCTGGTGCTGCTGGTGCTGCTGGTGCTGCTGGTGCTGAAAATAATCCTGGTAACCCAAATTACTCTAGAGTAAATAGTCGTGCTGGTAATCCTGGCCCACCTCAAGGTGGCGGAAGAAGACTCATATGATCGATATATCTGGAACAGAACCTAGCCACTTTCCTGGAGACCATCTAAATGCATACATAGATACAAGTGAGTCTGTCTCCCAGCCTCTCTTGTCATCTATAACATACGAACCCGAAACAAAGACCCAGCTCACTGGTAACTGCGAATCAAGGGCGTCCTCCCATTCTTTAAGATCCTTCTTATCACGAAGACCTTCTACACAAATCAGCGGAATCCCTGACTCACGCTCAACCTCAGAATATGGATAGACTACTAGGCCAGTATTTTCCGACATTCTTTTTACTTGTGGATTTCCCGCCTTTCTGCACTTGAGCCAAGTAAAATATATAGGAATATGTGGTAAGGACAAAGGATTACCCTCCTTCAAAAATATATGAGCCTTTCGCCCAATCCTATAAGTAATTAAATCCAGTGTCTCTAATAAGGCTGAACCAACACCCTTACTTCTCCATAGAGGATGGACACAAAACCAATCGACTAGGCCCCAGGGATGCATCTTTCCACATCCTTCTAAGGAATTCGGATATGGGGCAACAATACGAAAACTTGCCACACATCCCCGTATTGTTCCACCAATATCCTTGGCGACAATCCAGATTGCCTGATTCTCTAAATAAGAAGCTCGGACCCATTCTGGTGTAACAGATGCCTTGGCTCTAGCATCAGGATCCTTAAACCATTCATTTAACAGCTTACTAATACCAACTATATCATCTAGATGAGATACAGAGATCTTACATTTAGCACGAGAAATTGTTGTATCTGAAGGAAGCTCAGGAGCTTCAACATCTATAAACTGAACTTCTGCTTGCTTCGCAAGAGCAGTTAATTGCTTGAAGATAGAAACCTTTCCCTTCCAAAACATTGTATAATAAGTTACCTATAGTAAAATTGAAATACGGCGACCTTAATAAAACGCAATACCGGATATAGTAGATGTCATCTGAAGCACGCCTGAAGTATTATATGGAGGCACTTAAACTTACTGCCTTAGATACTACCTTTATTGAAGAGGAGCCTACACCAGTAAAGGAGGAGCCGAAAGAGGAAGCCAAGAAGCCTAAGCGATGCCAGCATGCCGAATGCAACAAGAAGCTAGTTCTTACTGATTTTGCCTGTAAGTGCAAGCAATTCTATTGCGCTACCCATCGTTTCTCGGCAGCTCATTCTTGCACGTTTGATTATAAGGGCACTGGAAAGGAGCAACTAACTAAACAATTAGCAGAAGTCAAGGGTAGCCGCCTGGAGAAGATTTAGGCCTAAGCCGAGTAAAAATTGAACAAGTGTCCCCTTTTTTTAATTACACGGCAATAATGGATAGAAATGATTGTATTCTTCAGACAATTCCAGAGCCAAAGTATGCTTTCCTTGTAGAGGAAATCATCAGCGATAAGCTCAGCAGAGGCTGCAATGATATATATAAGGAGTGTGATAAATCGTCCTATGATACGATTGCTGGAAAACTGCAGGATCATCTGAACTTAATGAATACCAGGATGAAAGAGAATCGCAAGGTCATGGATAAGATTATCACTGACATTGAGAATTCTAAGAAGAAGCCTGATGAGAAAGGCTACAAGAAGGCAAGTTCTAAAGATATAGATGAGTGGCAGAAGATGTGTAAGAAGCTACAGCAGGAGTATGTTGAGTATAAGTGTAGTGCAGATGCGGTAAAGCCAGGACTTGATGATATTCTATTTAATCAGTATATTGAGATAGGGCAGCGACGGACCATGCGATTTCTTCGCAATAAATATCTGGATGATGGGGACCAGGAGTATCTGGAGAAGGGTGTGACATGGGCTGCTAATTATGCTGCAAAGCATCGTGTGAAGATTGATATGAAGGCGTATGCCTGATATGCTAAGGCTTTTATAGGGATAAAAATTGATTTTTGATTTGTCCTCGTATAGCAGTATACAGATGGCGGCATTAAGGAAGAGACTTACACGAGAGCTGCGAGAGTGCATCCAGGAGCCATCTCCATACTTTCGTGTATGGCCAGTGGATGAGACATTTCTTGTATGGGAGGGCACCATTCATAATATTCCTACTGCAGAGCATCATGGTAAGAAATATTCTCTAACCATCACATGTTCAGAGAATCATCCTTTCAAGCCACCAATGGTGCGATTTAATACTAAGGTTAAGTGTGAGAATATTCTACGAAATGGCGATGTATGCATGGATATTCTCTATACTACCTGGTCTCCAGCAATTACTATAAACAAGCTAATGCTATCTGTTACTAGCTTGCTAACAGATTCTCCTGTAACTGGCCTTGATAATAAGGAGGTAAATACATATCTTCAGGAAAATAGACTGAATCGTATTGAGAAGTATTATGAGAAGCGATCAGCCCTTCTTAGTAATGAGCCGAGGAGTGTAAATGACTTTATAGCAAATGTAGAGGAGATGGATAAGCTTGATAGGGAGAGCAGAGAGATGAGGCTTCTTATGCAGGATTACTGCCTCGATAGAATGCGTAATCGTATTCCAGAGAATGTGATTGTTACACAGGCACAGGTGCAGGCTGAGCCACAGGCGCAGACTGAGGCGCAGCTACAGCCACCGCAAAAGCCAGAGCAGAAGCGCAAGAGGCGCACCGAGCTAGAGATGTTAGCCCTATAAATCAGATTCAGTCATGTTATAAATTTCTCTTTTTACTTGCCTCGGATATACATTGCGCCAATAATAGACATCTTCTTCTGTTGGAACATGAGAGGTTCTAAGCTGCACCATAGTTCCTGGACTTGTTGCACCAAATCCTTCTTTATAAAAAAATACAATAAGATTCCTACCAAGGTAATAAACAATAATAATTAATAAAACAACTATATAATTACAATAAGAAATACTGCTAAAAAAAGTTTTCTTATTACATGTTGTTAAGTATTCAAACCAGTTCATCTATATTAAACTAATAATTTTCCGTAGATGTATCTTATTACCTTGACCATTTTTTTATTACACCCTGATTACTATTTTTAGATACTAATAGAGTATTTATATATGATGACATATATCGCACAAATACTATAGTAAGAAATGCTGTCCATATTGCTGAAAAAATAAAGCTTAATGAGTTCATACCTGCTTTTTTTGTATTAAACAGTGTTAAAAATGGTATTATAATAATCAGATATATTATTAAAAGAAGTGCTATTACTATAACTATACTAACTAATACTGTAATGACACTAGTGCTGGCTGTATTAGATACAGCATTCATCTTTTACTAAATACTTAGAAAATAATAGCCAATATACATTGGAACTAACTTTGGAGACCAGCGACCCATAAGCTTTGTTTCCGCAGGATCAAACCAAGTGAGTGCATCCTTCTCTTTTTTATCACGCTTCATACGCGCAAAGAAACGCGGATGTGCCTTGAGCCATGTGAACCAATTGAGGCCTCGTTGAATAGATTTCACTGGTGTCTGAGCCCTGAAAATATGATAATGAAAATATGTATTTGGCTTGAAATCCGGTTCAATTGCTTGTAAAATAAGGCCAGTATGCTCTAGATTATTTAATTTATTAATATGTGCCTCCTCTTCTACTTCCCGTCGGACGCACTGTTTTAATAGGTCAAGAACCGATGTTCGCGGATGTTTCAAGGCATCCTTACCTTCCATCTGACCTTTCGGAGGCTCCCATGACTTACCGCCCTCATGTGCACCAGTGCGTTTCACTACTAAGAAACGCTTAGGATCATATATGGCACCCTCCTCATGAATAAAACAAATTGCTCGTAAAAAAACCCTCCAACCCTCGGTGGGATGCTCTACATAAAAATATCCTTTAGAAGGATCATAAGGAAGAAATTCTTGACCTCTAAGTAACCCTGGTTGAAATACATCAAATGGTGGCGAGGGATCTGCCATCTATATATAGACAATAGCTTCATTTAGACCCTTTTATTTTCTAGTATACTATATATAAAGATGGATAGCACGAGCGCCCCGGTAAATGGAAAATGGGTAGAATACAGTAAGGAACGTGAGACAATGATTTTAGACGTTGAAACTAAGCTACGCTATGGTGATAATGGTGATAATTGGGTATACAAGACATTAAGTGCGGGTGAATATAATGTTTCAAATGAATTATTTGGAGATGATCCTGCACCTGGTATTGCGAAAGTAGTTGAAAAGTGGGTAGAAGAGGCGCCGGTAGAAGAGACACCCGTTGTTCCTGATGCAGCTGTAGTGGAAGAGACTGCTGTGGAGGCTCCTGTAGAAGTTCCTGTGGAGGCTCCTGTGGAGGCTCCTGTGGAAGTTCCTGTGGAGGCTCCTGTAGAGGCTCCTGTGGAAGTTCCTGTGGAGGCTCCTGTGGAAGTTCCTGTGGAAGTTCCTGTGGAAGTTCCTGTGGAGGCTCCTGTGGAGGCCCCTGTGGAAGTTCCTGTGGAGGCTCCTGTGGAGGCTCCTGTGGAAGTTCCTGTGGAGGTTCCTGTAGAAGTTCCTGTGGAGGCTCCTGTGGAGGCCCCTGTGGAAGTTCCTGTGGAGGTTCCTGTAGAAGTTCCTGTAGAGGTTCCTGTGGAGGTCCCTGTAGAGGCTCCTGTGGAAGTTCCTGTAGAAGCTCCTGTGGAAGCTCCTGTGGAAGCTCCTGTAGCTGTAGAAGCTCCTGTAGCGGTGGAGGCTCCCGTGGAAGCTCCTGTAGCTGTAGAAGCTCCTGTAGCGGTGGAGGCCCCTGTAGCGGTAGAAGCTCCTGTAGCGGTAGAAGCCCCTGTAGCGGTGGAGGCCCCTGTAGCTGTAGAAGCTCCTGCAGCTGTGGAGGCCCCTGTAGCGGTGGAGGCGCCTG